CAGTCGCTGCTGCTATCGTAACATTTGCTGAAAAGGCAGAGGCTAATACAGATGCTCCTATGCCATACACAATTGCAGATGCTATTACTGAGGCTGCTGCAGAATTATTTTTATCAGATCCCCTTGCGGTTTTGACGGCGGTAGATTTAGAAGCACTATCTGACCCGTCACAATGGGGTAAAGATATGACAGACGATCAGAGAGAAAAGGCTCAAGAGGTTATAGTTCCTGTAATCTTGGTTTCTAATATACTCGCCTCTGTATCGTCTGCTTTAACAAGGAGGGTATAATATGGCCATGGACAAATTTAAAACTATTTTATCTAAAATAAAAATACCAAAGGTTAAGGTACCTAAAATAAATGTACCTAAAATATCTCTACCTAAACCCAAGGTAAATGTTGAGAAGATTAAGCCCTATTTGTCAAAGGTTGTGCCAGTCACAGGAAAGGTCCTAAAAGCCTCTATAAAGGGCTTAAAAGGCTTTATAGGCTGGTTTGGCAAGGCAGTTAAGGAAAGTATAGCCCAAGTCTGGACCCTGCTAGGATTCTTCATTGCATGGCTTACCCTAACGGGAACCGCCCAACAGATTGTGGGCATAGCAACAATAATAGCATTAGTTGTGTGGCTCATAACCATACCCCTTCGTGAAGAAAAAGAATAGTATAATAATAGGACTATGTTGCGTAATATTTTATTATCCTGTATACTTGTATTAGGCCTTAGTGGCTGTGGATATGACGGTCACTATCGCTATCCTTGCCAAGACCCAAAAAATTGGGAAAGGGCAGAATGTAAGCCACCTTTGTGTGAGGCTATAGGCCAATGCACAACAGACTTGATCGGAAAGAAGAATGATGAGTAAGAAACAAAAATTAACACCACAAGATTTAGATGCACGACTAAAATTTATTTTAGGTGTTACACTTGGTTCAATTTTATTCCTAACATCAATAGGAATTCTTTATGGACTTTTATTTGTTACACAACCAGTCGGAGCACAGTCAGAAAATGATAAAATGTTTTTTAATGTATTGGGATCAGTAGCAACATTTATTACAGGAACATTAGCAGGACTTCTTATTGGTAACTCTGGTGCTAAAGATATAATGCAAGCACAGGTAGATAATAAAAAAGTAGATTCAGAAATTAGAATGGCAGAAAACAAGTTAGATGCAGAACTTGATGAAGTTAGAGCAAGACTTGCTAAAAAGCCAGACGGCGCAATGCCAGAAGAACAGCCAGTAGATACAAACTGGGATAAGGAGTAGTTGTGGCAGAGCAAGGTACGGCAGAAAAATTAATTGAAGTAGCCAAAGGTGAAGTTGGAACTATTGAAGGTCCTAAAGATAATGAAACCAAGTATGGTAAATTTATGAAGGCCAATTTTCAGCCATGGTGCGGTTCTTTCGTAAACTGGTGCGCTAACGAGGCTGGAGTAAAGATCCCTAATACAGTTTACACTCCAAGTGGAGCAGCAGCATTTAAGAAGGCAGGCGCCTGGATTGATGGAGATATGGCAGATCCAGATGCGGGAGATGTTGCCTACTTTGATTTTCCATCTGACGGGGTAGATAGAATATCTCATGTTGGTATTGTTATTGAAGATAACGGTGATGGAACGGTATGGTGTATTGAAGGAAATACTTCTTCAAATAAAAAGGGAAGCCAAAGAAATGGCGGAGAGGTTTGTAAACAACTTCGTGCTTACAAGAAAAATAAGAAAAATATTTTTATTTCAATTGTAGGGTTTGGCAGACCTAAGTTTGGCAACACACAAGCCTCCAGCTCAAAGCCTGAAAAGGTTGGTCCAAAAGTACAAGAAGCCATAGATTTTTTAACATCAAAGGGTTATAAGGTTACAAAGTAGTATTTGACTTTAAATACGTAGTTTGCTATACTATCTAAAAGAGAAAAATAGGAGATGAAATGACCTGCATCGCTGTTGTTCGTGATGTTGCAAATAATAAAATTTGGATGGCTGGTGATCGTGGTATTTCAGATGATAATACTCTAAGCGTATGTTCAAGTCCCAAGGTATGGAAAAAAGAAGGCTATCTGTTTGGCTATGCTGGATCAATGGACGGGGACAGAATAAAACATTTATTTGTACCGCCTGAATATGAAGGGCGTGGCAGTGTTGATAAATTTATGTATAGCAAGTTTCTTAAGGCTTTACGTAAATTTTATGAAGAGTGGTGGGTAGATACATCTACAACATCTGATTTTGGAATGATTATTTGTGTGCGTGGAAAAATATATGAACATAACGCATCAGATATGTCATTAACTCAGTACGAACAAGATTATTTGGCAATGGGTTCTGGTGGAGATTTAGCATTAGGTTCATTATATTCTACACAAAAACAAAAAGATGCTAGGAAACGTGCCGTACAGGCGGTAAGTGCTGCAATTACGCACTCATCTACCTGTAAGGGTCCTATTGACATCTTGGGTATTTAGATATATACTAAAGATATGAATCATATGAATGAAGAAGATTTGTCCCTAGAGGATCAAGAATTCGGCATCTGGTTGTCCAATGGTATTGACAGGGGCTGGGTTACTGAGCCATACTGTCACACGCATGATGGTGGAATTCAATACATGAGTGAAGAAGAGTTAGAAGAATGGGAAGCAGGAGGCGACCCATGCGAGCACGTAGTTAGATTAATGATATAAGGAGAAAAATGAAAAAAATAGTGGGGTTGTTAACAGCGCTTTTTGTTGCTGCATTTTTGCCAGCGGTATCGGCAAATGAAAAACCAGCAATTGCAATTATTGATACAGCAATTGATACATCAAAGGTAAATGTTGTACATGAGGTTTGTATTCTATATGAAATTCGCTGTCCGAACAAAAATTCTTTTATGGAGGGTCCAGGAGCAGCAAGCCTTCCTGCATCTCAATTATATAGAAATGGATTTCAGCACGGAACAATAATGGGTTCAATTGCTTCTAAAACAAACCCAAACATGAATATTGTTTTTATCAGAATTGTTTCAATGACAAATAGTGGCAGACAGGGCTATTATGATGAAAATCTTGTTAATGAGGCTTTAAAATGGGTTATCAATAATAAGAGCAGGTTTAACATTGTTGCCGTTTCTGCATCTGTTGGCAGTCATAGATTAAAGACTGGCGCAAACTACTGTCCGATTAATCAGGCACTTAAGAACAGCATTGTTTCTCTTCAGGGTCTTGGAGTCGGCACAGTTTTTGCAGCAGGAAATAATTATGATCCGCTTCGTGTAGATACTCCTGCCTGCACTCCAGAGGCAATTGCAATTGGGTCTGTAGGAGAACGAGGAAATATTGAAAACTACAGTAATGGAGGACCAGACTTAGATTTTTATGTCTTGGGAACACATCAGAGCGTAGTGAGTAGAGCAGTAGGAACTTCTGCTGCAACCGCTGCGTTTTCTGCATACTGGGCAAAAAACTACAAGGGTAGCTATCAAGCCACATACGATTATCTAAAGTCTATTGGAAAATATGCTGAGGGTAATGGAATCAAAACAAATCTATTTGTTGATATTTTAAGTTAGTGGTATAATAGTTAGTGCACCTGCCAATCGGGGGTGCACTAAACTAACTCGCTGAAAAGGAGAAAAAAATGGTAAGTTCGTTTGCATTGGATCTTTTTAAGGATCCATTTTTTATTGGTTTCAACCGTGAGTTGGACCGCCTTAATAATATACATCGTTATGAAGCACATAACAAGTCATATCCACCATACGATTTATTAAAGTTGGATGATGATAAGTATCAGTTATCGCTGGCTGTTGCTGGGTTCTCTAAAGAAGATATTGATGTTTCTGTAGATAATGGAACATTAATTATCAAAGGAGAGATTGTAGAAGTCATGGATGCTGAGGTTGTTCATAAAGGAATTGCAACTCGCAAGTTCACACGCACCTTTGCTCTTGGAGAGTATATGGAGGTTGGTCGTGCTGAAATGGCAGACGGTGTTCTTAATATCTTTGTGGAAAGAAATATTCCCGAAGAAAAGAAACCAAAGAAAATTGCAATTAAAGTTGCAAAAACAAAATAGTTGACAAAAGACTATATTGATGCTATAATTTAATATACCAATGGGCAGTCTTTTTCCTTTCTCTTCTGCCCAGGGGTACGGACACCTGAGCATGTGTATAAACTGCTCATAAAACTAAAGGAGTAGCAATGCCAAAGTATGATTATAAATGTGATACTTGTGGCTCTGTCCTTGAATTTGAACGAGGTATGGGAGAAGATAGAGAACCAGTATGTTGTTTCAAAAGCATGGTAAGGGTATGGAATT